TAGTAATGCTTTGAGGTAAAGTTAAAGTATAACTTTGAGCTGCACTATGTGGAGGAGATTGAATAGACACCCCATGAGAGTTCTGACTACAGTTTAAAGTTAATTTACCATCTGCAGAAGCTCCGTCACCTTTGACCGTTAAGCCAGGTGTAAATTCGGTTTTAGCATTTGTAACTGCATCCGCCGCAAGTTTCCCTGTGGAAATATTTAAATCTTTAACCTTTACTGTTTCAACCGCATCTGTAGCAATTTTTGGGGCAGTAATAATTCCATCTTCTATATCTGCCGAAGTTAACGCTGCATCTGCAGGTTTAGTTCCAATGTATCCCATGTATTAATATCCTTATGTACTAATTTCATCGACCGCACTTACCCATACATCACATGAAGAAGCATCTGAACTAACAACCGATAATACATCTGAATTTTGAACAACAAATTTTGCTCCGCCGTCCAAAACTTGTAAAGATCCACCTGTTGGTATAGGGGCATCTTTTACAAGATAGATATTATTAGATCCATCGTTAATATAGCAACTTACAGTGATGGCTGTAGAAAGTATATTCGATAAAGATATACCAACAATAGCATCATAGGAATTAGGACTGTAAACAGCCGCTGGTGTTGCTCCTACTGCATTAGAGGTGTATCTTCGAAAATTTTGAGCCATATTTTTTCCTTATGTTTTAGAGCGCAATTGCCATGGCCGTTGCGAACCCTTTTGTAGCAAATGCAGGAACTGGATCTCCACTTGCATCTAAATAAATAGCTTTACTTGCAGGTAAAGTACAAAATACATCTTTTGTACCCGCGGTAAAACTTACTGCTGCATCACCATTAGAACTTGAAAGAATAGTATCTCTCGAAAGTGTATCGGGTGTTGCATCTGTTACCGTTCCAATTCCAACTTCCCATTCAGTCGTTCCTTGATTAAAAATGGTATAGTAAGTTGTATTACCAGTCGCTATACCAGCAACAAAACTTTCAAAGCCTGTTGCAGCTCCTGCTAAATCAATTGTGCCCGTACCTGTAGAAGTACTTGTTTCTTTTACTCTATCGTTTATTACTAAAGCCATTCTTTTTTCCTTACGCCATACTTATGATAGCATCTGCTGGTGTAGCTGGATTAGGGAAAGAAATTTTAAATGTACCATTAGTACAACTTTTACTTCCACTAAAATCTAAAACCACACATAATTTGTCTGATTGAGTATCATTATAAATTGCTCCATACGCTGCAGTAATTGTAGCGGATGTCCATTCGGTATCTGCAAAATCACAAGATGCAACGGCTGTTGAATAAGCCACTGCATTACCTGTTAAAGTATTTCCAGTAGTAGTATAATTACTACCACCAGCGGAACTTACTTCATTAGTTGCCGAATACACTGTACTAGCCGTATCATAAGGATTAGCAGTGTAAAGTGCGAATTTAAAACTATCTCCTCCAGATGCAAAATTATGCGTTCCAGTGAATAACTCTCCACGGAATGCAAAAGGTATTATATTTGCCATGTATTTGTCTCCTTCATAGTTAATAACTCGATGGGGATTTTGAGATTAGTTGAGCGCGAATGACTCCATCGCCGTATTCGCTTCTGCGTCTTTGACCGATTTGCTCGATCGCGTACGATTCTAAAGCTTCTTTATAAGCCGCTTTATAGTATTGTAGCATATCCTGCGGCCCTTTCAAGTATCCATATGTATTTACCAGACATGCGTACAAAAGTAAATCAGGATATTTATTAGATACATAAGTTCCCGTTGTAGATTTGGTAGAATCTGTAAGACTAAGAGGCTCTTTATTAAAAGCCATAGTAATTTCATAGGCCGTATCCGGAGTTGGAGCAATTACCCAACAAGTTTCATTCCAATTAGCCCAATATTTAGGAAGAGAAGTTGATGCAGTAGAAGGCGTATTATAAAATTCAGCCATAAAGCTCACATCCCTTTGTTCTAAAAAAACTTGAACATTAGGGGTTACATTATCATTTAATAATTGAACATATCTAATAACTCGACAATTGTCTGGAACACTTACATATCTATTGCCTACTATACAGTTTGAAGTAGCATAAAATCTTTCATCATCCATATCGACAGCTCTAAAAATGGTATGTTCAGCATTTTTAATAAGTCGTTCTAAAATAGAATCACTTAAAACTGTACTTCCAACTTCAGTATAGTTTCTAATATCAGTTTGTAAATTTGCTAAAGTATATGTTGCCATTATCCGTTTACTACCTCTAAAGTTACTGGTCCTGCAGAATTATTAGAACCTCCTCCGTTTATATCACCAACAGTAGCAATTTGGCCAGGATCAAAATAAAACCAATTTTCTGGACTGGTTAAAGTTCCTGGAGCTGTTGTTACAGTTGAAGTAGAATCAATTTTACCTAAACCAATTGTAAAGCCAGCTGAATTAGATAAATTTGATATACCATCTAGTGTGGGAATAGTAGCAAATTGTTGCATATTTCTATTATCAGCAGGATCAGATCCGCCTGGTCCAGCAGAAGTTGCTAAAGGGGCTCCTCTTAATCTTACTGTAGATAAATTTTTTCTTTGATGATCAGGTGAAAAAACATTTACATAAGACACCACAGCTGCTTTAACAGTCGTAAAAGGATTATCTCCTAATAAAATTAAACTCGTTTTAGCTGCTGGTTGAGGTCTTGCATTTCTTAATGCTTGTGGATCTCCCCCATGAAAACGTGGATCTAATTGGGGTTGTTTCGGTTCATATTCCGAATAATGAACTAAAAATCCATTCCATTCTTTTACCATTTCTCTATAAGGGAATGCCATTCCTGATCTATCAGAAATAGCCCATGATTGTTTACCTCTAGAAAAAACTCCTGACATTATACTCCATCTCCATAAAAGGTTTGTGGGGTGATATAAGTTGATGTTTGTTCTCCATCTTCATCTAAAGCTCTTAATAATTCATCTTCATAAAGTAATTTTAAATCATTAGTTCGCTCTGGTGAATATTTAATACTTAAATAATAAGCTAATCCTGAAATCAAAGCAGGATAAAATCTAAAGATGGTATCGGAAGTATTTGTATAATCTCCAACATCTTCTAATTTTGCCATGTAATAAAAATTGACTGAAAAATTAGCTCCAGAAAAACTTGAACTAGGTGTTGTGTATAAAAAGATATTTGGAGAAGCTGTTATTGTTCCAGCTGCATTTCTTATATAAGCTTGTCTTTGAACATAATACTGTGAGGGAGTGCCTTTAGATAATTTATTAGGTAAAGCTGAATACGTTGATCTCCCTATTTTATCTATAGCGGTATCTACGGGAGCTGTTGCTGTTGTATTATTTCTAACATAAGCTTCTAATACATCACTTATGTCGGTAGGAAAATTAGTATTATCATTGGCATAATTATATTCTGCTTGGCCCTCAACTAAAGGAACACTAGCTAATTTAATTTTCCAAAGATGAATTCCTCTATTGCCCCATTCAGACAATAAAATATTTAGTGAACGCCTTGCACTTCTTAATTGATAACCTGTTCGAGTGCCGCGTACATTTGTTCTTTCATACGCTTCTTCAATTATCTCATCAATCGAAGGGTTAAAGGCTGTAGTTCCCGAAGTAGCCATTTATCCTCCTTATGCGCCAGTAATTGTTACGGTTACGCTTCCGCCTGCTCCAGCCAAATTGTAAACAATTCCATCTTTAAATAAAATACCAGAACCAGGAACGTAAAGTTGTATTCCCTCAGTATTATAATTATATGTAGCTTTTGCAGTACCTGGTGAGGCTGCATCCGCAGAATCATATAATATAATTGTAGATCCGGCTATGCCTTCACCTTGAATAGATGTAACTCTACATCTACCTGTACGTGCAAGAGTATCTCCGCCTACCGTTGTCATGTTGATGGTCGTTTGGTCACTTGTAAATGATCCGCCGCCTGCCATAATTTATCTCCTTGTTTGTGAGCTCCCGAAAGAGCTCACTAATTATTTATTACGCAAGATTATTGTTCTGTATATATTCTACAGTAATAATCCCTCTTCCAGTTGTGTTAGCTGATGATTCTACATAAAGTGTAACATCAGAACTTCCAACATCTTTCCAAGTGTCCATATCTGTAATTGTACCACTAGTCCCAAGCTTTATTACGTCTGCTGCTGTTCCTACTGCTAAAGCTGTGAACAATTCATTTGATGCTGAAGTTGTTCCCATACTTAGATTAGCTGCACCAGGTGCAGTTGTAATGTACAAAGTGATTTGTGTTATTTGGCTGTTGGCAGGAATAATTATTCCTGTGCTTGCAGCACTTGCTGCGGTTTGAGTCCAAGCTGCTGATTGTGCCATTTTGACAAAACCTAAATTAGCGCTTGCACCTTCTCTTACTGATCCAGCTTTAATTGGGCCGGAAAATGTAGTTGTGCCCATAGTATCCTCCTAGTTTATAAGATCTAGCCTCTAGGCCGTCGACTATACTCGTCTAGATCTATTAATAAAATGTATAGTAAATAAAATATATATGAAATTTGCGTCGAGCGCAAGGTATCCCTAGGTAAATGTATGAGTTTTGATAGCGCTTAAGTGGCTATCG